GAGCTCGCGCGCCTCCTCCCACGTCTTCGCGGGAGCGTAGAGGTCGCTCTGCTCGTAGTAGACGCTGTCTCCGCTCTCGTCGATGCCAGTGACCATGTGGACGACAGGGTGCCCGTCCTTCTCAGGGTCGTATTCGCCCGGGAAGTGCTTCCGCGTGGCGATCTCGTCGTTGGAGCCGCTGCCGGCGTGAGATTTGATGTCGTATGTGAGGCGATTTTCGGCTGTGGTGGATTTCATGGCTTGAGGGGGGTCTGTGACGTGAGAGTGTGTGCGTCGAGGCGGGGCGTCTCCCGCTTTGTCGGTGGGCTTGTAGACACTTGTATACAATAGGTTTCCAGGCACCGCCTCTTTTATGCTTTCTTCACACAACATGCACGCGTGGACAGGCTTGAGTTCCTGGAGCCGGCACGCGCACGCCTTTCCCGTTAAGAAAAGTTAAGGTCTCGCCGCACGTCCCGCCGCCGCTTGCAGCATACGCCGGCGCGATCTGTCATACCCCGAGGCCAAGGCTACACACGCGCCACAGATGCGGATTGCCTTGATCGGCCGGGCCCGCCTTGAGAGGCCACAGACGCTGCTCGATCTGGCGTCGAAGCGTTAGCGCGTACGTGGTGGATCGGGTGGGTCCACCCGTGGGCACCCGTGGACCTCCATGCACGCAGGAGAGCGTTTATGTGTGCAAGGTGTGCACTCTCCCGCACCGGGTCGCGTGCCCTCGTACACGCCAGCCCGCCTGCTACCACAAGCGGGCCGCCATTGGATAGACTCCGACTGGCGAGCTGCACACGCTACCCTTCGCTGGCCTCCAGCTGCGCCGCCGACAGTCCGTTGGCCCGCGCCGCCTCACGCGCCGACCATCCACGCTGGATCATCGTGCGGGCCTGCGCTTTCCGGAGCGACCTCGGCGACTGCACCCAGATGCGCGTGCCGCCGAAAATCTCGCAGAACTCGACGGCGACATCCATTCCAAAAACGTCGGCGATTTCTCGCATTTCGCGGGAGAGGTCGTCCCGGTCAATCATCTCGCTGTCAAGCATGGGGAGATGTCGTTTGGGCGGATACAGCGGTACACTTAACATAAAAAACACACACGCGGGCGGCAAAGCACCGCGCGTCACGGTGTGCGGCGTGCCGCGGGGCACGGTGCGCCCGTGTTCCCAGCGCCGCCTACCTTTTTGGAGGAGTCGATCTTTCCGACGACTTTGCCTCAAGGGGACAGATGCAGGAACTCACCGACTTCCGAGGCAGCACGCGCTGGGTCCACGCGCGGGAAGGGTCCGGGCTAAAGTCGTATGGCCGGTCGGCGTACTGGCCGGGCGGGTCCAGTGGGGTGACGCTGGACCCTGGCTTCGATCTGGGGTACCAGACGGGGGCGCTTCTGCGCAAGTATTACGACCACGTGCTGACCGAGCAGGAGCTGCGGGCTTGCCTAAGCGTAGTCGGGCTGCGTGGGGACGATGCTCGCGCGGCGCTGCGCAGCGATACGGACGAGGGGGACACCCTGCGCGGGATCACGATCTCGATGGACCAGCAGCAGGGGCTCTTCGCGGTGGTGGCCGCACCATACTGGGGGAGGATCAGCGAGCGCTTCTCCGTCCTCCGCGATTCCTGCACGCCGGGCCCAGTGCAGACGGCCTTGCTGTCATTAGCGTACAACAGGGGGGCTGGCAACAACGACCTCAAAACGCTCACCGGGCCGCTGGCCAGCGGGTCGTGGGACGAGGTCGGCTGGCAGATCTCCCAGATGCAGCAAGCCCACAGGATCGCAGGCATCCACCTGCGCCGCCGGCGCGAGGGAGCGCTCGTCGTGCAGCCGCTGCTCACTCGCCGTACGGATACGCCTCATGGAAGCCTCCGAAACGCGGCGCTGCTCAACGCGCAGGAGCGCCTGCGCTGGGTCGGCACCTACGCTGGCCCGGTAGACGGTATCTTCGGGGAGGGGACCCAGCAGGCGGTCATCGACTTCCAGCGCTCCGCCGATCTCGAACACGTTGACGGAATGATCGGACCAGAGACGTGGAGCGCGCTGCTTTCTTGAATAGACAGCTCTGGATTCGTCGCCAAAATGAGTCCTTCGTTGCTAACGCCTATCGGACTGGTGGTGGGGGGTGTGGTAGGTTACTTTATCAAGCGCTTGGTCTCTCAAAATGACAAGACCATGAGCGAGCTTGACCAGCGCATCGAGGAGATCCACAAGCGCAGCGTCAAGCGTGACAACGAGCAGGACGACGAAATCAAAAAGCTACGCCAGGACCTGAATCGAAATGTCGTGCGAAACAGCGACTTAGACCGCTTCGAAGACCGAATGAATCGGCGGATTCAGCAGAGTAGAGAGTCGACGCTTGAGCGCATCGACACGCTTGAAAAGAACGTATCGCGGCAAATCCAGACCATGCTTGACGTGGTCAAAAAGCTCCCCGACACCGACTGACACGCAATGGAAGACCCTCCTGACATAGATCGCATACACTTGGTCGATCCCGGCGCGACCGAAATCGACACGCCGGACACGCTTCCTTCTCACGAAAACGAGGCTACTCCTATGACAGACGAGCAAGGCATCCAGCAGACGAAGCAGGCCCTCACGGGCGCCGTCGAGGTCGTCGAGGCGGCCATCCGCGCCGGCGCCGACGGCTTTCAGGTCACCGACGCGCAGGTCGTCATCACCGACCACGAGATGCGGCAGGCCGCGCGGAAGGCGCTGGAAGGCGCGTCGCAGATCCCCGGCGAGCTGGCGGATCTTTCCTTCGCGGAGGGCGCGGACGTGGCGGCGCACGCGGTGAGCGAGGTGCGCGACATCCTCTCCTGATCCTATGCTATCGCCTTCACAGCTTCCCGACGGCTACGAGCGCTTCTGGGTCGGCGAGATCCGCCGCGGCGACCTGGTGCGCGAGGCGGGCACGTGGTACGACACGGACACCGACCGCCTCGCGCGCCAGTGGGCCGGCTGCCGCGTCGAGGAGTGCGACCAGGTCGAGGTGGCTGCGCGAAAAGTTGACACCACGCCATGAGCAGCGACGCTTACGTACTGGGCCAGCCGCGCGAGAGCCGTCCCGCGATGCAGGTGCACCTGCCGGCAGGCCAGGCCGCGGACGTGGTGCTCATCACGCATTTCGAGGATTCCTCCGGCGAGGAGCTCGACCACACCGGGTGGAGCTTCGCTGGGCGCGCAGGCGACGCGCTTGACCTGACGGAGGGGAGCGAGCTGGTCGTGGGGGCACGGCCGGAAGCGCTGCGCCTCGTGCTGACGGCTGCGCAGGTGGAGGAGCTTGGCATCGGGCGATACCACCCCTTCCAACTCCGCATCACCGCGCGCAGGCCATCGCCGTACTACTTCCTTGACGAGCACAGCAGCTTCATCATCGTAGAGGATCGCTATGAGTGACATACACGCAATCATCCCCAGCGCTGGCGGCGTCGGCGGTCGTGCCGGCGGTGGGCAGCCAGGCCCGCAGGGGCCACAGGGACCAGAAGGGCCGGAGGGGCCGGAGGGGCCAAAAGGGCCGGAAGGTCCGGAAGGTCCACAGGGCGAGCAAGGTCCACAGGGGCCGCAAGGCGAGACAGGCATCGATGCAGCTGAAGACCTGCTTGACTACGACGAGTCCACGCGCACGGTGGGGATGCAGCCAGGGAGCGCGCAAGCACAGGTTCCCTATTGGAACGGCAGTACGTGGGAGCACAGGGCGTTGGCGGATGTAGCTACCAGCGGACAGCACTCTGATCTTAGCACGTCTTCAGACGACCATCACGCGAAAACAACGGCGGCTGGAAACGCTGGAGCCGTGCAGTACAGCGACGGGGCTGGCGGGTTTTCGGGCAACAACAGCCAATTGTATATTGATAATACTTCAGGTAACATTGGAATTAACACCAGTTCTTCATCTGCTAACTTAGAAATACAAGAGGAGTCAGGCCAATCAGAACCAATAACACAGGTAACAGATAGCTCAGGAAATAAAGTGTTTGATACAAATGCAGAAGGTATAACAATACAGAACGATAATGTTATTGAATTCAACAAAGATGCAGACGAAGATAATAATGTCCCACTCATTAAGGCTAACCAAAATGGGTTACTACTTAAAACGCCAATAGATAAAGTAAAAATAGAGGATGAAAGTGGTTCTTTAACGTTAAAAGCAGCTAGCAGATGGAATGTGTCTGATGGATTTGGTTTCCAAGATGATGGTAGTACGAGGTTTTTTGCTGATTTTAGCACTAAGTATAGGTGGAAGATGGAGAGTTTTGAGGGTATACAATTGACCACTGATAATGGAGGTAGTGGGGGCCGATCTTATAATTTTAATTTTAATAGAAATGGCAGCCTCACAACCGAAGGAAACGTCGGAGTTGGTACGTCCTCCCCCAGCACAAAGGTGCATAACACTGGTGCATACACCCAGGAATCGCTATCGAAAGACCCTGCTGACCCTGACCCAAGTCGGGTGGTTAAATGGATGTCTGACGGTAGCGACTCGGGGAGTGACGGCGACTTGATGGCCAAAATCACCGATTCGTCGGGCACAACGAAGCTGGTGACCATTGTTTCCTTTGCCAACGCTTAACACTTTTTCTCCCCACTGAAACCCTCTTCATGACTTTCGACAGCAACGATCAAAAACAGACCATCGTGCAGGCGCTTGACCACTTTTACCGCGCCGTGACACAGCAGGGACCAGATAATCACGCCTCGGCATGTCAGGTGCAGCAGGTACTGCAAGACGTGCAGGCTGCTGAGGTGGAAGAGGAAGACCCTGAAGAGGACGGTGCTGACCGCAGATGAAAAGGCTCTCTCGCTCAACCTCTTCGAGGCGCGGCGCCTCGGCGACTGATCCATCTGAAGCATGACTGACCTCACCGACTTGCAGCAGCGCTTCGTGAAGGCCTACGTGGGCGAGGCGCAGTTCAATGCGACGGAAGCGGCCCGCCGCGCGGGGTACCAAGGAAATGACAACGCGCTGGCGGCGGCCGGTAGCCGCAACCTAAGTAAAGACAAGGTGCGCAAGGCCATTGAAGAGCGCACCGCGCGATTCGTGATGGACCAGGACGAAGCGGCCTACCGCCTTGCGCGCATGGCCCGCGGCGACATCGGCGATTTCTTCAAGGTCGTGGAGACGACCACCGAAGACGGGGAGCAGCGCACGTTTTTGGTGGTGGACCGCGAGGCCGTCGCCGAGGAGGGCGGTGGTCTCGTGCGCGAGATCAGCTTCGACGCCAACGGACGGCCCCGGCTCAAGATGTACGACGCGAAGAAGGCGCTGAAGACCATCCTCAAGGTCCACGGCGCGTTCGGGGCGAAGGGGACCGAAGAGGACCCGATCCACACCAAGCGCACCGAGAGCGTGGACGTGGAGGATCTCACCGACGAACAGCTCGAACGACTGGCGAACGGAGAGTCGCCGGAGGAGGTGCTTTGAGCACAACCACCCATAGAAGATATGGCACAGAAGGCCCGTTGCGCACCCGCGTCGCTTCGGAGATCAAGCGGCGCGAGTACCGGAACGCGCTTCTGGAGCGCCGCGCAGCCAGTCGTGACTTTGCCGGGTGGGTAGAGGCGGCGTTCGGCGTGACGCTATCGGCCGGCATCCGGCGCATGTACGAGAGCGTGCAGGAGCACCGCCGCACGGTCGTCCTATCGGCCAATAGCCTCGGAAAGACGCACGGGGCCGCCCGTCTCGCGCTGGCGCTCTGGCAGGTGTATGCGGCCGCTGACGAGGTGGAGAGCGTGAAGGTGTACACCGCTGCTGCACCGCCGGAAGACAACCTTAAGATGAACCTGTGGTCGGAGATCTATACCGCGCTGCAAGACGAAAGCGCGGGACTTTTCGGCGAGGCCACCATCACGACGATGAATGTGCAGAGCGCTCCCGGCGCGTTCGTGACGGGCGTGACGATCCCGGCCAGTGGTACGGACGCGGAGAGGGAGGCGCGCTTCAGCGGCAAGCACGCCGACGCGCTCTTTTTCTTCATCGACGAGGGCGACGCCGTCCCGAAGCCGGTGTATGATGGAATTGAGTCGTGCATGAGCGGCGGGAGCGTGGCGCGGCTCCTCATCATGCTCAACCCGCGCGCTCCGCGTGGCGAGGTGTACCGCATGGTCAAGGACGGGGAAGCGCACGTGGTGCGTCTTTCCGCGCTTGACCACGAGAACATCGTAAGCGGCGAGCAACGCATTCCTGGCGCGGTAGACCGCGAAACCGTCGTGCGGCGGTTGGCGCAGTGGTCACGCCCGCTGGCCAGCGGAGAAGACACGACGGGCCGCGTCACCTACGAGGTGCCGGAGCATCTGGTGGGCTGCACGGCGACGCGCGAGGGAGGCGGCCGGACGACCCCGCTGGACGCGGGCGAGCGCGTGGTGACGGACCACCGCTTGTGTCACATGGTCTTGGGGGTGTACCCGCCGGCGGGCGCGGACCAGCTCATCAGTCGCGAGTGGATCGAGAAGGCGCAGCAGCGGTGGCGGCGTTACGCCTCCGCGCACGGAGAGACGCCGACGGGTGGGCGCATCGGCTACGACGTGGCCAGCGAGGGCGAGGACCGCAATTGCGTGTGCCACCGCGTCGGCGACTTCGTGCGCCGCTTCGCGCCGGCGATGCTTTGGAAAGGCGTGGACTCGTCCGCCGGGGCGCAGAAGGTCAACGGTCTCTACGACCGGCTGCGGTGGACCCGTGGCTACGTGGACACCGGCGGCGTGGGCGACGGCGTTCCGGCGCAGATCGAGCATGGGGATGTGCAGGGCGTACAGTTTGGGGAGAGCGCGCCGGAGGCCGGCAGCCGCGGGGACGGGCCCGACGTGCAATGCCATCGGATGCGCGACTACCTCTATTGGAGCGTGCGGGAGTGGCTGCGCTCCGACGGCGCGATGCTGCCGCCCGATGAGGGACTGGCCGACGAGCTCGCCACGCCGACGTACGAAAAAACGGTCAAAGGGGCGATTCGCGTGCAGCCGAAGGACGAGATGCGCACCGCGCTGGGACGTTCGCCCGACAAGCTCGACGCGCTGGCGCTCACCTTTGCGCCGGATCGGGATCTCCCCGCCAGTCCGCAGTCTCACGTGTTCAATCCCCTATCCTGACATGTCTCCCGAGGACATCACATACAGCGAAGCGCAAAACCTCGTCTCGGCGCCAGAGTGGGTCAAGCAGAACCGCCGGCTCATTGGCCGCCACAAGAACGAAGAAGGACACCAGGGCGGCGACGTAGACCACTGGCAGGGCGGCGACGGCTACACGGGACGCCAGCCCTCGCAAGGGGCGAAGGGGCGTGACGTGTACATGGCCGCTCTGGAAGAGGCGTACATTACCGAAGACCTCGCCAGCGATGTGACGACGCACCGCGTAAGTGGCGTCGTGGGCAAGGCGCCGAATTGGGGTTTTCGTCTTGAAGGTGAGGAGCCGACGCCCGAAGAGCAGGAGCGGCAGGAAGCGATGGAAGACTGGTGGGAGCAGAAAGAGGTCGGGCAAGCGCTGGTGGACTTTGCTACGGCGCTGACGACAGAGGCGGAGACGTTCTTTCGCATTCGTCTGACGGGCCTCGGCGAAGATGGGAGCGTAGAAGCAGACAACCCCGAAGAGGCGCTTGAGCACATTCATCTTGAGCAGGCCGGGCGTGACGAGGCGACGGTGTATACCGACAAGGAGACGTTGCAAAGGGTCGGGATCTTCGTCACGGAACTTGAGGACGGCGACCGGGCCGAACTGACATACCTTGACGGAGAGGGACGCACGGTCCTACGCACCTCGGACGAGTCGCAGGAGAGAGGGCGCACACAGGTAGCGCTTGACAGTCCTGCGGCCGACGAAGACCGTGATGAAGTGATGGGGACCCCAGTAGACCTCGGGGGGCGGCTTTTGATGCATGGGGAGCGCGGGCGGCTGGTGCTCTCGGAGTCGGTGCGGTCAAACCAGTTCAGCCTAAATACCAAGCGGACTTGGATCGAGATCGTTGACGAGAAGGCAGGTTTCCCCGAACTGCATCTCGTCGACATCGAAACGCCGCGTGACGAAGAGGGGAACCCCGTTCAGCCGGAGCGCGGGCCGGCCACGATCCAGTATCACGTATCCATCCCCAGCGAGACCGAGGGAGTGGAGGGGAATGAAGATCGCAGTCCCTCGCCAGGAGTCAACGAGCTCGGCGCGGCGGACACGTCGAACTTGCGCGAGGACTGCCAGGAGGCGCGCGAGAGCATTTACCGGGGCGCGAAGCAGCTGCATCGCCTCATGAACGGCGACGCGACGGCATCGGGGGAAAGCCGCATCCAGGCGCGCGGCGACTTCGTGCAGGACCTCCAGCGTCTCAAAAAGAAGATGGACCGTGCGGGCCGATGGCTTATCGAGACCGTGTGGGCACTGGCGGAGGCGCTGGCGGGACAGGAGCACAGCGGGGCGGTGGCGACGTTCGATTGCATCTTGGATCCCGGCCCGGTCACGGCAGGGGAGCGGCAGGCGATGCGCGAAGATGTGGCCGAGGGCGCGCTGTCGCTCAAGCGCTACCTCTCACAGATCGGCGTTGACGATCCAGAGGCCGAGATCGAGCGCATCCGCGAGGAGCAGGAGCAGCCCGTGACGAGGGGACAAATGGCAATCGCGGCGGATCGGCTTTATGCGGAGCGGGCAGGCGGTGTGGCCGCACGCCAGGCGCAGCAACAAAACCAGGCAGAGGGGACGTGACGCATGAACCGCGAAGACCTCGTGACCATGCTGGACAACCTCGAGGCCGAGGGCAAGCTATCAAGCGCGCAGGCGGACGCGATCCTCGCCGCGTATGACGCGGGCCAGATCACCGAGGACAACCTGCCCTTGTCGCCCCAAGAAGGCTCTACGGGCCTCCCGACCGCGCTCGCGCTGGCTGCGCTCCTTTATGCGCTTCTGAAGGCGGGATTCGGTAGCGGTGGTACGGAAGGGTGGATTGTTGTCGATCTGTGGCGTCGTGTGGCGGAGGGAGAGGCGACGGGCCCGCTTTTGGAGGCTCACTTGCAAAGGAAGGCAAGCCAGCTTCTGGAGGAATATGACGTGCCGGAGGCGCCCGGGTCGCTGCCGGAGGGAACCCGGACAGCACGAGAGCAAGCGCGCGACCGAAGCAGGCAAATCTTGGGGGGGATGTCCCGGCGGGAGCGGGACCGGTTGGCGCGCGACTTTCGGGACCTTTTTTTCGAGGAGGCCGACTGGCGCACGGCGCGGATGCTCTTTTCTGACCGATACGACGACGGGTTGCGGCGCTGGCAGGTCGCCGCGCGGGAAATGGTGCGCGATGACATCATGTCGATGGCGGCGATGGGGAAGGGGCGTCCCCTGACGACGGCAGACCTCAACCGCCTGGGGGAGGAATGGAAGCGCCAGCAAGCACACCTTCAGCGGTTTGCCGAAGAGATTGCCGCGCGCCGCGCCGCGGGCAACCCCATGACGCAAAAGCAGATCGCGGCCCGGCTGAAGCAGTACGCCGGGGCGGGGTACAGCGAGTATTGGCGCGAGCGGGCGCGGCAGTATGGCGAGGGCGCGGTGGTGAGATACATTTCGGTCGACGACCCGAGCACGTGTAGTCCCTGCCGCTCCGCGGAGGATGATAGCCCCTACCCAGCAACCGGATCGTTCCCGCTCCCCGGCGGCGACACGTGCCGGGGGCGTGGCCATTGTCGGTGTCGGCTGGAGTTCGAGCATCGCCCCAACCTGTTCGCCTCCTTGACCCAAGAGCAGGAGGCTGACGCATGAGCGAGCAGCAAGCCACATACGACATCGAAGGCAGCCCGGTTGCCGTCTCCGACGACACGGCGACGCTGATCGTGGTGTGGCGCGGCTGGACTGACGAGGAGCGCCGCAAGCTGCGCGAGCAAGTCCAGCACATGGACGACCGCCGCCGCGCCCGCCAGCTCTTTCGCCAGTATTACCAGCGGTATGACCGCAAATCTCGGGCGTACGAGGAGGCCGCCCGCGAGACGCCGTTCAGCACCCGCACGGTGCGCCGCATCGTCGAAGAGGCCCGCCTGGAAGCCGCATCTTGTCCAAAGAGTGGACAGTGAGCCTTGTATTTTGTCCACGGGTTGGCCAACCCCCCACACATTTTGCCGGGTATGAATAGCCGAGTGCTTCCGAAAGGAGTGCTCGGCTATTCTATTTCGCGGCAAGGCCGCACTCACAAGTCACAAGGTGACATGAGCGACAACAATGACCACGAGCAGACCAGCGACGACCGCCAGCAGCAGTCCGGCGATTCTCACCGGCAGCCCCCGCAGGCTCCGCTTCCAGAAGACGTACTGGACGGGCTGCGTAACCTCGTCGAAGGCAAGGCCGACGGCGACAAGGACAACGCGCTGCGCCTTCTTTACAACGACAACAAGAACCTGCGCGACGCCAACCGCCGGCTCAAAGAAGAGCAGCCCGGTGACGACGCTGTGGTTCTGACGGGCGACGAGGCCGAGCGCTACCAGAGCCTCGAAGGCACCGATGACGCCGAACCGCTTGAAGCACTCAAAAGCCACGCAGAGGAAAACGCCAGCGCGCAGGAGCGCCTGCAAGAGCTGGAGCGCAAGGAGACGCTTCGCGCTGTCGCCGACGCCGCTGGCATCACCAACCTTGACGCTTTCAAGGGCATCACCAACGGCGAGGTCTTCGACGTGCGCGAAGAGACAAGCGAAGAAGGCGAGACCGTTCAGCGCGCTTACGTGGCACCTGACGAGGAGACCGACGCCGTACCGCTTGAAGACTACGACCCGTTCGAGCCTTACCACGCATCCCTCTTTGCCGGGCAGCAGCCCGAAGAGCAGGAAAGCGACTCGCCGACGTTTCCGGAGCAGAAGCCGGGTGGCAACCCCCCGAGCGACGGCGTGACGAAAGAGGAAATTCGACAGCGCAAGGCCGAGAGCGGAGCGTATCGCCTCTGACGATTCGCAGCACTCACCAGAGATCTTTTCTACCAACCCGCACCTGTCATGTCCCTTGTAGCACGCAGCTCCGACGCCAGCCTTGACGCCTCCAGCGGTACGCAGGCGGCCCCCATTTCCGGCAACCTCTACGCCGGGGAAGACCTTGACCGCGTGAGCGCCTGTCGCATTGACTCGGACGGCAAGGTCTACATGTCGAACGGGTCCGCCGACGACGACAACGCGAAGGTGCATGGCATCGTCAACCGTCCGGCCAATCAGGGCGAGCCGGTCACGCTCTACCCGCCGGACACGCGCTTCGGCTACTCCGAAGGCAATCTGACGCCGGGACAAGCGCTCTTCCTAGCGGCCACGGCGGGGCGTCTGGACGACTCGTCTACCACCGGCGGACAGACCCCCATTGCGCACGCGGTGGGCGAGAGCGACATCGTTTTCACCGCCAAGAACCTGTAACTGACAGAATCCTTCTTCTTTGCTTTCTTCGCACCACATCTGCTGAAACGCCATGGCCCAGCAAACCGGCATTCTCACGATTGAGGACCTGCTTTCCGTCGAAACGCAGTCAATCGTCGACTACGGATACGACCAGGTCGCCGAGGCGATTACCACCGAGCTCGAAGCCCACAATGAACAGATGATGGGCATGGTCGAGATGCTCGCTACGCCCACGACCGAGAACGTCGATACCTACGGCGGAGGTGGGGGCGGAGAGATGCAGGAAGTCGACCAAGAGGGCCGCGCGCCGACGCAGAAGACGAAGGGGTTCAGTCCGGTCGCCTATCCGTTGCGCAAGTTTCAGTTCAACATCGGCTGGACGAACAACTTCATGCGCACCGCTTCGCCCGCTGACATCGCCCGGCAGACGCAGAACGCCGAGGGGCGCCACCGCGCCAAGGTGATCGAGCAGATCAAGAAGGCGCTGTACGTGTCGTCCAACTACACCTTCAACGACTTCCTCGTCAACAACCTTGACCTGTCAGTCAAGCGTCTCGTCAACGCCGACGGCGAGGTGATCCCGCCCGGCACGAACGGGGAAAGCTTCGACGAGTCTACGCACACGCACTACGACGCAATCGACTGGAGCGATCCGGTAACGGAGACGAGCGCGAAGAATGAGGCCGTTGAGGCGCTCGTGGACGACGTGATTGAGCACGGCCACGGAGACACGCCAATCGTCGTGATTGCCCGTGGCGACGAGGCGAAGCTTAAGGACTTGGACGACTTCGAGCCCTACAAGCCGGTCCAGATCATGCGCGGTGACGCGAGCGACCACGCTACCGGGACGCTGCGCACCGACAACCTCTACAACCGCGCCATTGGGGTGCTCTCTTCCAATGGCGCCGAGGTATGGGTCAAGCCGTGGGCGGTGACGAACTACATGCTGTGCACCGACATCGGCGCGAGCTCCGACGAGAAGCCGCTCAAGTTTCGCCAGCGCGATCAGTCAAGCGCGCAGGGACTCCAGATGCAGGCGCTGATCGAGGCGTACCCCATCACCGCCGAAATCATGGAGGCGGAGTTTGGCTTCGGAGTTCACCAGCGCACCAACGGGGCGATCCTTTACCTCGGAAACTCGACGTACCAGGACCCCAGCTTTGACTGATTCTCCGCGCTAAGGCGAGAAGCTTTCTTCCACTAACTCAAGCTCTTAAACCATGGCTGACGCGAAACAGAAAGGCGGCTTTTACCTCGACGCGAACGGCAACCCGCAGGACGCCGAAGGCAATGAAGTCGAACCGGCATATGAGGCGACCACGTCAGCGCAAAAGCTCGCCGACGAGGAGGGGGTGGACCTTTTCGAGCTGGACGAAGGCGAGAAGATCACCAAGAGCGACGTGGAAGACGCGCTGCCGGATGACGAGGAGGAGTGACCGATGGCCGAAAGCGACACACAAGCTCTTGCCCAGAGCCTGCTGGGCGAGAATGGCGGGCACATCTACCGCAAGCACTTCTCTGCCTTCGAAGATCTTGACCACCAGCTCGTGGCGTGGGTAAGGTCGGCTCCCGCCGGCCTCTCCGACGACGCGACGCGGGCTTACGCCTACTGGCGCGCTTTCGATTGGCGGGCAGGTCAATCGGCACACGCCCCGGCGCGGGCGACGGTCAACGAGGTGGGGTCGCAGCAAAAGACCGACGTCCAGCGTCAAGAGTGGCAGCGCAAGCGTGACTACTGGCGCAGCGAATACGAGAGGCGCAAGGCCGATCCCCCAGGCCCGAATTTCCGCAGAAGGTCACAGAGCGTTTCCAGCAATGTCGGTTGGGTATGACCTCCATTGAACAACATGCTAAGACGGCCGGCGTCTTCGACCTCCTGCAGGCGCAATACACCGACGTGCTGCGCCCGCTGGAGAAGACCACGACCACCAACCCCATCGGCGAAGAGATCACGACGTGGACGGAGGGAGAACCCTTCAGCGGCCTTGTGCTCACCGAAGAGGGGAAGGAGCGCGTGCGCAATGGCCGTCTCGAAAGCAGTTCCGGCGTGGCCGTGCGCATGAGCGCGTCGGATGCAGAGAAGATCGACCTTTCGCCACAGTCGCGCCTCACATTCGAGGGATTCCGACGATACGAGCTGCTCGTGCACGAGGAGCCGCGCGAATTGGGCGGCGGGCACGTGGAGGTGACAGCAACGAATGTTGGTGTATATGAAGGAGGCAACTGATATGCCTACGCTCGAGATCGAAGACTTTCGCGCTCGCAAGCGCGATATGCGCGCCCAGCTGAATCAGATCAGCGAGGGCGTCGAAGCGCTCGTGCGCGAATACAGCCTCAAAATCGTAAGGCGGATGAAGGTCTTGGTGCCGGTGGACACTGGCGACCTGCGGGACAGCATTCGCCGCGATCTGACGGTGACGGCCAACCGCGTGGTCGCCAAGATCAGCGCGGGGCGTGGGCTTGACGATCCCCGCGTGGCCGGGTGGGTCGAATGGGGAACCGGCACCGAAGTCGACATACCTCGTGGCCTTGAAGCATACGCCCGAAAATGGTACGTGAGCGGATTGGGCAAGCTTCCGGCACAGCCCTACTTCTTTCCCGCCGTGGAGGAGTATCGACGCGAGTTCTTCGACGACCTGCGCACGCTCGTCAGGACGGGTGAAAAGCCCTGACCCTTATGCCGACGGCTTTCAAGAGCGCTAAGGCGATCTTGTACCCCGCTCTGCGGGACGCGCTGGCGGCGTGGCTGGCGGGCAAGGAGGCCAACGCCGACCCTTATTACGCCGATCTCTACGCAGATGCAGCTGTCGTGCGGGACGCCTCTTCGAGCAAGCCGCCGCCAGCAATCCGACTGCAATCCCCAACCGAACAGACCGACGAGACGAGCAAGCAAGACATCTACTCCGAGCTGACCGTGACGATGCGCATCACCGCTGGCAGCGAGCACAAGGCCAACGTGCTTTCCGGCGGGGTGAGCGAGCGCCTGTCACGCAAGCTCGACTTTTCGCACCGTCTCGACCTCTCGGAGTACGGGTTCGACGTGACGCGCCAGACGAAAGACATGCCGGACAACCCGCTTCACGAGCCGAGCGACTCTGGGATCCACTACGGCATCATGCAGCGTTACCGCTTCATCACAAAGTCCCAATAGCCCCCTCATACAATGGCTGTGCAGACCGAGCCGATTCCCGGCGTAAAGATCTTGGTGATGGCCGACGGTACGATCATCGGCGGCCAGGACGACGGCACGCTGAACCTCAACATCAACTCCAACGAGGTCAACACGAAGACCAACTACGGCTGGCAGGAGATGCTGCAAGCCCTTGTCGGCTGGAGCATTGACGTGTCGGGCGTCTACCTTGAGGGGTCTTCCACGCCGACGGCCACGGAGGGTTTTGGTGCGTCGCTGGGGCTGCGTGACGTGGGGGGCACGTCGTACAGCACGACCCCGGCTCTTTCGTCGCTGACGATCACCCTCAACTTGGAGACGTACGAGCGCGACAACCAGGACCACGGGGGCTACGTCATCAACGCGCCCGACCTGCGCAACGCCACCGTAAGCGCCGAGATCGACTACACGGACCCGAACGCCTCCAATGCCACCGCCGTCAACAAGGTGCTTCAGGCGGCGCTCGTGGATCGCAACGACCTGGAGTTTAGAGCGTCGTTTGGCGACGAGGGCAGCACCCTTACCGGCAGGGCCATGCCCGTGCCCGGCTCGATCAGCGCGAGCCCCGGAAACGACGCGCAGTTCAGCTTCGACCTCGAATCGCAGGGGGCGATCACGAACAACATCTCGAACGCGGACCCCGGCCTTACGGCACTGTTGGACGCCTTCTTTGCCAATCCGGTGACCAGGCTTTCCGCGCAAATGGGCGTCATCATGGACGGCACGAGCAGCTTCACCGCCGACTACACCAAGTTCACCGGCGACGTCTGGCCGGGCACTGTCGAAATTACGATCCCCGCCAGCGGGGAGATCACCACGAGCATGAGTTTGCCGAGCGCGTCGGATCTGTCGATGGAGACGGTGCAGTCGGCTTAACCCAGCGTTTTTCCTTCATAACAACGACTCTCATTTATGCCCAAGCTCGCAGACCGCACGCTTCAAGCCGTCGAAAAAGATCTCGGCGACGAGACCTACAAATTTCTTCTGACCTTTTCGGCCGTGAAAAAAGCGCGGCGCAAGGGGTGGGTCAGCGAAGACACGGACGTAAGCGGCGATGCGGCCGAGGAGTTGGCCGAAGCTGCCAAAGAAGGCGACGAGGAATCCGAAGATGAGCTCTTGAGGCTCGTGGCCACGGCTCGCCTCCCCTACGAAGAAGACATCACGCCAGAGATGATCGACCAGAGTATGTGGTTCTTCGATATAGTGGATGTCTTCAAGAAGATTACCGACACCGAGTACATTGACGAAAAGCTCGCTGAAGAGCTCGGGGAGGGAAAGGAAAAAAAAGAGTAGGCGGGGAGGAGGAAGGGCCTGAGCATGATCCCCGCGCGATCTTGATTGGGGCCCTGGGGATCCCGCCATCGGAGATCGACTGGATGACGCCGCGCGAGGTGACGCTGGCGATGCATGGGTACCGCCAAGCCGAGAAGGCGCGGTGGGCGCGGGCGCTTCGCATCAGCCAGACAATGGGCGACGAGATGACGGTAGACCACCTCTTCCCGGAGAGCGGGGAGCGACCGGGCCGGCGGATGACGCAACGCGACTACGAAAACCTAAAAGCCTTCTTCGACGATGACGCTGAACGAACTGACCGTACGGGTAGGAGCGACGACGCGGGACCTTGAGCGGGGCATGGACCGGGCCGAGGAGGCGATGGATGACTTTGCCGACAAGACCTCGAAAGCATCCATCTCGGCAGAAGAATCGGTGCGGCGCGTCGAGGCGGCCATCGATGACGCGAAAGACGAAACGCAGGAGCTGAACCGAACGCTTGAGCAGGTGGACGGCAAAGAGGTCGATGTGGACGTGGACATCGATGGCAAGCGCGAGGCTGACAGTCTTCTCTCGGTGATAGGGAAGGCAACGTCACGGATGTCACGCTTTTCGCGTGCAATGAAGGTTTTGCGAAAGCGCATGCCTGGCGTTATTGCCGGGGTTGGTGCATTGGGCGGCACGCTCGTGGCAGTAACGGGCGGCATGGTGGGGGCGACGGCGGCAACGGCGGGCCTCACGGCAGCGCTCACCGGGGTGGTTGGAGGAATGGGAGCCGTGGGCGTGGCGGCGGCGGCGATGAGCGAAGACGTCAAGCGGGCCTTTTCGGGACTGAAGTCGGCCGTGCAAGAAGGCTTGCTTCTCCTGACGCGCCCCATTCAGTCGGTGCTCGCGGACTTGGCGTCGCGGCTCAAGGGCGTCTTCGCGCAGGTTGCGCCAGAGCTGAAAGCTATCTTCAGCGACGTCGCCGAATACGTCGAGATTTTTGCCGACGCGCTGTTGCCCGTCGCAAACCGGGTGATGCCGTCATTCGTCGCTATCGTGGACCGGGCCCGTCCGGTCGTGCAGTCATTCGCGGATGGGCTGGCCTCGCTCGGGCCGGCCTTGACGAAGTCGCTGGGTGACATTGAACGCGCAATCCCGGCGATTCAGTCGATGGTGGAGGGGCTGTTTGCCGGACTGCAAGAACTGATCCCATTCATGACCGATCTTTTTGCGGACATCGCGAAAGACGCGAAGGGAGCTGTGGAAGCGTTTGGGAGGATCGTCAAAGAGACGACCAAAGAGGTGGGGGAGTTTATAAAGTCGCTGTCGCTGCTTTCCAGCGCGCTCCTGACCCCAATCAATAACCTTGAGGACGCAAAGCAAACGCTATCTGATTTCGGAAAGGTGTTTCGCGGGGTTGTCCCCGGCGAGTCAAAGGGGGCGCAAGGGTCCTTCCTCTCGGAAAACACGGAGGAAGCGCAGAAGATGCTGCGCAACATGCTCGGGGTCGAGAAGCAGACCAGTGAAGCTTCGCAAGCGATAGAGGAGTTCTTCGAAAAGCTGCGCAACAATTCGCTTGGCTCGTTCAACGAGGAGCTAAGCAAAACGGAAAAGGCGATGAAGAGCCTTTCCGATCAACTGGAAGGGGTTGAGTTGGGGGGCAAGCTGGCAAAGGTCCGTGGGGAGTTCGACAGGGTTGCCCAGAGGGAGGCGGAGCTACGTGCAGTGGGTGAGGCGTATAAAGAGCTTGCCGCCGCAAAGGGGGAAGACGCGCAGGAGACTCAAAAACTCTTTAAGCGCTACCGAAAGCTGGCCAAGCAACTACGCATCCTCAAAGGGGAGGCCGAGGATGTTGAAGGGGGCGTGATGCCAGAAGTGCCCGCTTACGATCCCGAGGGCATTGACCTTCCCGAAAGCACGCTCAATTTGGATGTTGAGCTTAACTTCGATCAGATGAAGTTGGCCATCGACGCCTTGAAGGGAAAACTCAAAACGGCGCTGGGAAGCGCTATAACTAGCGCCTCTCGCCAGTTCGGGCAGGAGTTCAGCGAGGCGCTTTGGAGCGCCTTTAGCGGTCCAGACGAAGGGCGCATAGCCTCTCTGGAGGAACGCCGCCTCGACCTGAAGCAGGAGCTTGAGAATCTGAACCGCAAGGAGATGGCACACGAGCGATACACCGCGCGCGTGAAGGCCATTCACGCCGAGCTTGCCGAGACGAACAAGCAGCTCGCCCGCGAGACGGCTGGTGTGTTCGAGCGGGTGTTCAGAGGGCTTGGGAATCTCGTCGAGAATGTCATCAAGCAAGTTATTGCGGATATTGCGGCTGCCATTGCTAAGGCAGCTGCGCTAAAAGCTATCAGCATGGCGATCACGGGAGGCAGCGGTCCAGCATTTGGAGCTTTCCTCCAAGGCGGGGTTTCAACGTTGTTCGGTGGTGCTGGCGCCGTTGGTGGCGGCGGCGGCTTTGGTGGTGCCGTCACCACCAATAGCATATCTCCAAGCCGGCCGTCTACCCCGATGCCTACTCAAGCGGCCCCGACAGGCGCACTGACGGTCAATGTGCAAGGCGAATTCCGTCATCGCGGGGAAGACCTCGTGGCAACCATCAACGCCACGCAGAACGCCAACACGCGGCGCGGGAGGAGTTAGTTATTGCTTTGCAAGCTATCACGCAATGAGCCATGCCGATGAACATAAAGCACACGATCAATGAACTGGAAAACCTTCTCGTACTCCTCTTTGGCTTGACTTTTCAGCATGGTTTGAGGACTTGACGAGCCAAAGGCATTTGTGCTTTCGGTGCGAATGAGCGCCAGCACATACGTCGAATCCTTGCCTTCTGGGTACAACTGGAAACTCCCGCTAAAGCGCATGTTGCCCACAATAGCCGCTTGAACTGTGCTGTTGCTTCCATACCCTGTTACGATTCGCCCAGTTTTTCTGTCGGCGGTCTTCAAAGGCAGTTGCGAAAAAGAAACCATCATTTGCATGGCCTCAAAAGTTGAATCGTATGGCATGGCATAGGTGCGAGAGCGATCCGCTGTCGAGAGCGAACTTGTTGTAGCACACCCTGCAAGCAGCAAGAGAACGAGAAGGCCCGGAATAAAATAACGCACATCGGATAGCAACAAGAGAAGAAGGAAGCGATGGCTTACACTGTAAAGCACAAAATACGCGGCGCGGACGGTCAGGGTAAGTTGGATCTCCTCACTTCTCCACTCAAAAACGAGACCGTGTATTTCTCCACGCGCATCGTATCCGTTTTATCGCACACCCACAGGGTGACGTTCTTGGCTGGCTTTCGCTCTTCGCAATTGTACTTCAGAGCCGGAAGGTCAAGCAAAAAACGCACTTGCTCTTCGGTCATTCCCAGCACGACCTCTCCATCGTACATGGCTTCAGCAATGTTCGGTTCAACATCGTGCGTGTCTATGTAGCGCTGAACTTCGTTTTCGTGGTTGTTGGCCAGAGCACCACCCGCCGCGCCTGCGGCTACGGCGAGACACCCAGTTGATGTTGACATCAGAAGAGCTGCCAAGAGCAAGTGACGCATAACGCGAACTTGTGTTGGTGTAAAAAGAGATTTGCAACTCATGTCTTATAGCCCGAAATACAAAACCCGTGCTGCCGACCTTTCAGGGTTCCGGTATCGCGTCCTGATTGAGCAGGACGGATGGGGCGGTGGCGTGACGGACGTAGCCCCGTCAGATGGCTTCTACGACGAGGCAATTGGGCAAAAAGGCACAGAGGGGTTAAGCGATCAGCCAATTCAGGTTTCAAGCGTCCGCTTTGCCGTAGACGCTTCGCCGGGGCTCTTGACCGAACTTTTCGACGCACCGGACCGCGAGTATCGCGTGAAAGTAGAGCGGCAGCGGTTTGAAGACGGGGAGGCGCTGGGAAGCTACGAAAACCATTGGCGCGGCTTCTTGGTGACGGACTTCTACGAAGACCAGCCCTACGAAGACAGAAGCCGCATTGAGCTTGAGGCGATTGATGGACTGGCTCTCTTGAAAAACGAGCCCTACGAGCCACCGGAGCGGGAAGAAAACATCTGGGATGCTTTTGAGCGCATCTTGCACGGGCTATACTATCTGCGAAAACCTGCTGGTAAGGCGGCTGACCTTCGCGTCCATCAGCAGTGGGAACCAGGGGGGAGCGATTATGACGTTCCGGAGCCCACGTGGAAAAACCTGACGACCCAGAAAGCCAATTGGGACGTCAGCGACAAAGACAAAGATCCGGTGTGGGCGAGCCAATGGGATCTCTTGACGCAAGCTCTCGCGGCCTTCGGGTGCACCCTGCGGCAGTCGGGGTTTCGGTGGGTCGTGCGCCAGCGTAGCGGGGCGCAGGAGACCGGCGATGTGGTCTATCAACGAGAGGTTGAGAATCCCGACTATGCACCGATTCGGTCGTCGCCAATCAACCGTCGGGACGTAAGTGGGTGGAAGTTCGAGCGTCACGCGCGCCGGTCGTTTTTGCAGCGGGCGACGCAAAGCCGGAGCACCTATGAGTTTGAGCGGGAGGGGCTAAGCAAGCTCGTGTCAAATGGCAGTTTTGAGGAAGAAGTTCAAGACTGGGAATTGCTGCCCAGTGAGCACAGCGACGTTTTCCGCAAACGTTATAGCGACCAAGACGGGGCCCCTTCCGAAGCGCAGGAACAGAAATGGTTTGTGTTTATCGATTACGGAGATAAAGACAATTATGAGGCACAGCTTAGACAGTCGGCCTTGTCTGTGATTTATGGTGGGGCTGCACAGGAGCTAAACGTCGACATTTCGGCAGGAACCAGTGTTGCAGATACCGACGGTAGCCATTTATTCACCCGCGTGTCAGTAGGTGGGTTTTTCCTTGACCACAGCGCCGTAGAGTTGCGAGAACGCGCTGTGAGAAGCGAAGGAGATGACGGTAAGTTGTATATTGAACCCATTCCCGGCAGCAAGACGGGGGCGGTTCTTGTGCCGGCAGGAACAACCCTGAACATCAGGACGGATGCAAACAGGGCTTCGATCCCAGATAACCCGCCAGTAAGCAATAATAGGGCATCAACTATAACGCTCGCCAAACCGCTAAGGGTCGGCGATTCAGTTGTAGTGGGAAGGATCAGCGATTCAGCTGGCGGCGACTACTATTATCTTGCGTACCCGCATTGGTCCAAAAGCGCGGCCAAAACGCGTTTAGGGGGCACGCACAACGATTTCCAGTTCACGTCAGCGCTAAGCCGCACGGCTTCTTTGCAAACGCCCGACGGCACTCGTGTCGTCGGAGAGGTGAGCGTAGAAGTCGGGAAGTACGAGGGCACTGACAGCTTTGAGGCGTATGTGGACGACGTTGCGATCAGCGTTACGGAACAAGGGGAACCAGTAAATCAGGTTACAACACTTGCTTTTTTGGCCCGCGGCAACGCCACTGAAAGCGCCGTAACCGTTGGCGACGGCCCCACTGCCGAAGCCAATAGCCGCATCCGTGCGCAAGACGCGGACGGCACGTGGCACAATCTCACGTCCGGCTGGGGTGTCGGCGGCGGCACCCTTTCCCTTTCAGAACTGCGCGCGAGAGAGAGCCTGCGTCAACGCCGGGAGCAGGTCGAAGTCCGCACCGTCACCTTCCAGCTTCGGGATGGGCAAGACATACACTCGCACGAAATCATTGAGTGGGACGGGGCGCTCTGGGACATCGGCTACATGCGCAGGCAGGCCGGGGGGCGCAACATCGGGCGCGTGACGGTCGAATTGCGCAAGCTGGAGGACTTTGGCACCAGCGGCATCGAATACCAGTACGCCCAAGCTTCCGAGCCGACCAGTCCCGGCACGGTCAACGTGATAGCTGGGGGCACGAACGACAGCGGGACCGGCGGCAGTGGCACGCTTGACTGGTCCAATGTGGTCGACAAACCGTCCCTCACCAACACCTTCGAGGGGCGTTCCGGCGACGTGACCCTGCTAAGCAGCGACGTGACGGGCGCGCTTGGGTACGACCCGCAAAGCGAGTTTCTGGACGAGATGGAGGTCACAGGGACCGCTGGCGAGGTCGTCACCGCCCCGGACGGAGCGGGCGGCGTGCAAGTCGGTCTGCCCGACGCGGTGGACGTGCAAGCCAGCCTCACCCTCGGCGGAAACGCCCTGCTGCAAGACGAGGGCCCGGGCGTCTTGGGCGTATTCGATGGCGCGGGCACGAACCACGCCGAACTGGTCGTCAACGACTTGACGGTCAAGGGGACGGTCAACCAGAAAAACACCAACGAACTCCAGGTCAAGGACCAGTACATCTCGGCGGCAGCAGATCAGACGGGCACGCCTTCGCTGAACGCCGGAATGTACGTCGAGCGCGGCGACGGTTCGGACGCTTACTTGGAGTGGGATGAGGGGCTGGACCGCTGGGGCAGCCGACTCGAAGGAGGCTCATTCGGCCGCTTTCTTCAAGATGGAGACAGCCCAACCTTTGGCACGGTCACGCTTGCCAACCTCGAAGCCTCCGACCTCACGTCGAACGGAGAAATCCTGTTCGACCAATCTGCTGGGCTCTACCTCAACTACGACAGCAACGCCGCCCCGAGCAGCAAAGGCCCCGCGTCGATCATGGACGCGCGCAACACCATCGCCGGGGCGAACATCCGAGTCACCGGCGGAACGTCGAAAAACTCAAGGGCGACGGTCAAGGTGGAGCCGCAGGGCTCGGGGTCCGGCCTGAACGCCGACATGCTCGACGGGCACGACGGGGACTATTTCGCGGCGCTCTCTGAAGACGAGTTCATCACCGGAAACTGGACGCACTCCAATACGCTCTCCGCGCCGGGCCTTGAAGGCACCGACAAGCCGTCCGAACAGCGGCTGGACTTCGGCCTTGACACGACGCTTGAAGGCGAGCGCCAGCTACGCTACCGTGTCAACGAAGACGGAAGTCGCTCGGCGCCCGCGAGCTACCACGCCTTCTTCGCAGGCGGAAGCGAGGTCGTTCGCTTTGAGCAATCCGGGCGGGTCGGAATCGGGACCGCCTCCCCCTCGGGAGCGCTTGACGTTGCCGGGGAAGGCCTTCTGGACGCGCTCACGCACGACGGGGGGACCGGCACGCGCGTCGCGTCGGATCACTGGACGGACAAGCAGACCGGCTACGCGATAGGCTACGAGGGTCGCCTTGACGCGCGACAGATCTACACCGACGAGCTCATTGCCAAAACCTTCACGGTCGATCTGACGCAGGCGCTCGCCGGGAGCGACTTCCTAACCAAGAGCGTCGCCACGCTCGCTTCTTCCTTCACCGTCCCGGCGCAGGGCGAGACGGCGACACTGCACCTCAACGACCTCCCCGGGCAGAAAGGCGTGCGCGCGTTCGAGGCGGGCGACTGGATCCGCCTGCGCGTGGTCGACAATAGCGGCGGCGGGCTCACCGTCGTAGATGCGTGGGGCACGGTCAGCAGCTACGTCGATCAAGGCGATGGCACGCAGGAATGGACGTTCGCGCGCGAAGACGCCGACGCCGCCGCGGACGGAGCCGTGGTCGAGTCGGAAGCGCCCGCGCTTGACTACGGGCAGGCGGGTCAAGGGATCATCCGGCGCACCGTCGAAGGCGGCACGTACGGAGCGGTCGAGACGTGGGCCTCCGACCCAATCGACGGTTCGAACTACGATACGCATTTCTTTTACGGCGACCTCACGCAAATCGCCGCTGCCGAGGTGTCCAGCAGCGAAGACCATTGGGGGCTTTACACCAACAAGGGGCGCTTCGAGAGTGACATCTTGGTCGGCTCCCTTGATAAGAGCGGAAGCTACTTGGAATACACCGAGTCCGGGGGGCTGGAGCTGCGCTTCCTGAAGAGCGGCGGCGGCTACGAAACGCTCTCGGCGTTCCGGCAGGAGGTGGACCACCTTGACGCGGAGGTGCTTGACGCCGAAGAAGTCACGCATGACGACTCCTCCTCGTTTGCGTATTTCGATGCGCAGATGGAGGCAAGTTACGCCTACCGCGTGACCTCCATGACAGACGGCTTCCCCGACAGCGAGACGGTGGCGCTGTACTGGCATGACGGATCGGATTGGCAATTTGAAGTCCTGCTTGAGAACAATCATCCGACAGAAGGGCACCCAAAGCTTCAGACCAACGCCAACGGACGCCCAACGCTCAAGCTGGGTGACCAACCCAACCCGCCTTACACGTCTACTGTCACGCTTGAGCGAGCGTCCAACAAGGAAGCGTTTCGCGCGGGGCTGCGCGCCACTAACGAACTAAGGGCAGACATCACGGGAGATAAATACAGTAGCGTCGCCAGCTTTCGGCAGACGGTGAACGATCAGGACGCGTCCATTACCAACATCAAAAACGAGCTGGAGTGGGACGACGCCAACCGCGCGCTTGCCAAGATCCGCAGCAGCGTCACCGAAAACGAGTCGTCCATTCTAAACCGCGTGCTCTACAACGACACGGACGGCTTCTACAAGCTCGAAGCAGACGATACAAAGTCCACCTTTACCGTCTCTGCCGACGCGGTAGACATTACCACCGATGACCTGACGATCACAGGCGGAGATGTCGACTTCACGGCAGGGTCCTACACCATCGACGCCGACCACCTCGACATTTCGGGCGACGACATTTACATCGCGGGCGGAGACATCGACTTCTCGGCGGGCTCCTACACCATCGACGCGCCGCACATCGACCTTGGGGGCGTGCTATCGGTCAACGCCACGGGCAATTCCACCCAGATCGACGCGGACACCAATATCGCCGGGTGGACTTTCACGAGCGACCGCCTGCTTCTCAATAGCGAGTCGGGCAACAGCCTCTCCAGCGGAGCCACTGTCGAAACCGGCAAGCTGTACAACAACGGATACGGTTTCCAAGCCGAGGGAGGGAACGGCAGCACAGCCACCTTAAACGTCCATGATGCCCCGCGTTCATACGGCGGCGGGGTGGAGATGGGGGTCGCGGATGCGGCAAATGACAATTACGTCAGCATCGCCAATCGCGGGCAGCGCTCCACGATGGGCATTACCGTGCATTCGCAGGGCGAGGACGTGCTGAAAAGTTCGGCCTCGGGGCAGGCGCTCTGGGTAGGCGGAGACACACTCATTGACGGCGAGGTGTCGATAGGCGGTCTCGGAAGCGGGCGGAACGTCCTCACTGGCGGACACCCGCCAAAAACGACCGACGCCACGGACTACGCGTTTTGGGGCGAGACTTTCTTCAGCCGCCTCTACTTCGACTACGAGTCTGGGCTGAACGGATGGCAAGACACCTCAAGCGCCGGAATTGGTCGATCCTCGACCAGTTACAGAGGGGGCTATTCGCTCTTTATCGAAAACACCAGCGACGGCGGGATTGAAACGGTCTACGAGCTGGACGCAGAAGACCAGATCCAGCGCCTCACCTTCCACTACCGCGAGACTGGAAGTTCCAACGGCGGCGGGATGCGCCTCCTTAATGCCGAAGGCGATCAGGTCATGGGCGCGGTCACGACGAACCCCGGCTGGGCGGTCATCGACTCGGGGGGCAAAGGCGAGTTCTATTCGAACAGCAGCTACCAAGAGTGGCATCGCGTCGAGATCGACTTCGATTGGGACGCGGGCATTGCCGAAGTAAACTGGCAAAATGTCGAAAGCGGCGACCGGGCGGCCTACACCGCTGGGCTCGAAAACACGGGTAGCGGCGTCTCGAAGATGCAGATTCAGTCTTACGCAGGCGGTTGGAATACGGGCGGCAACGAGCTGGTGTACTGGCTCGACGAAGTGGAGGTTATCCGCTCCGGCGATCAGAACAACGGCATCGAAGCGGGCGACACGGTGGCGATCTCCGCAGAAGGTCGCGTTCCCTCTGGCTCCGGCTCCGGGGAAGTGGAGGTGCAAACGTTGCGTGCCGACCCAACGGGAAGTAGAAGCTCCAGGGATGCTCTGGACTTTACCCAGCCGGACTGGAACCGTGAGGCGACGACGTTTACGGTGCCCTCCGACGCAACATATGCGCGGGTCCGAGCTACTGACCCCGACGACTTGAAAGGCGCGCAGATTCGTCGCGTCCAGGTCGAGAAAGGGATGCACGCCACCAAGTATACGCCCGGCTTGGGCGCTCGGTCAACAACAAAGATCGACGGGGCAAACGTCGTGACGGGATTCATCGGCGACGGGCTTACCAAATCGGCCTCGACGAACTGGCTCGACCTCAACCCCGAAGACGGACGGCAAGGCGGGTTTAACCTCGCGGGCGGCTCGGTCGGCGGTGATTTAGGCTTTGACGGGACGCTTTTCCAGCAAGGCTCTAATGGAGAGACGCTCTTCCAAGTCACCGCCGAGTCTTCAAGCGGCGCGCGCCAGATCCGCATCCATGACGACTCTGGCACTCCTAAATTCACGGCTAACGAAAAAGGGAACGTCACTATCGCCGGAAATATCGAGGTAGAAGAGACCGCCTCGACGGCCAACCAGTCGGATGGCATTCAAGGCTACCTCAAGATCGATACGCCGTCCGGGGCAATGCGCATCCCGTTCTACAAGCCCAGCGACACGACTCCGCCCGGCGACGCGACGCTCAACAATGCCGCGCCGGTCGAGGAACGGATCGAGGTGTACGGCAATGCGCCTTCCGACTCCGACGTCGAGCGGGTCGAGATACAGCGATCCAACACCGGTAGTGGCGGTCCGTTCAACCCGAAAGGAGAGGTCGCGGTGAGCACGGGCGACAGCTTTACCTACAACGACCACTCGACGACGCCCGGCCAGACGTACCATTACAGGGCGAAAGCTGTCGATAACGCCGGAAATCGATCCGAGAACTATTCTTCCGTCGTATCCGCGACCGCACCGGGCGACTAAGCCCGACCCTTTTCCTCCAAACCACACCCTCCAACCTGCTATGCATACCAAGACGCTCACCAACGACGCCGTCTTCGCGGCGCTCAATACGGTGGCCGAGATCTACAAGCAGCCCCTTGAGCGCTCACTGATGCAGAAAGTGGTCGAGGCGAAAAACAAGCTCAAAGACAAGGCACAAGAAGTGCAGGAGGTGCGCCAGCGAATCGAAGAACAGCACGGCGGTGACGCGCCGCAGGAGGCGATAAATGAGCTCGCACAGGTGCAAACGGAGGTGCGTCTCCCCGAGATCGACGTTGGCGCGCTCCCGAAAGACGTGAAGCTAACCGGACCGCAACTGGAGCTTCTGGAAAACCTCTTCACCGAAGCGGAAGAGGACTCTTCGGAAGCGCTCCCGGAGGGCTTTCCCCATGCCGAGCGTCTGCGTGAAGCGGGGGTGACGACGGTCGCCCAGCTCGAAAAGCGAGATGACCTTACGGAGATCGACGGCATCGGCGACTCCTACGCCGAGGACATTCGCGCGGCGCTTTAGCCTTGCACCTCCTGTGAGCACCGACAATCCAGAGAGACGCCCCGCCGCTGGTTGAGGGCGACGGGGCGTCTGCGCTGGAACGATGTGGGTTGCTCCCGTGTGTTGGCGCGCTTCCGTTCTTTGGCTTGCTCCTGTCAAATGGCGCGCTTGCGTTCGTTGGGTTGCTTGATGCGTTTGGCGCGCTTGGCTCCGTTGGGTTGCTATCTTTTGATGGCGCGCTTGCCAGTAGTGGGTTGCTGATTCTTCGTGGCACGCTCTCTACCTCTGGTGTGCTTGTTTACTTCGGCGCGCTTTCAGGTTTTGGGGGTTGCTCAAGTGACATGGCGCGCTATCGCTCGTTGGGTTGCTTAATAGACGTGGCGCGCTTGCACTTTTTGGGTTGCTACCATGACATGGCGCGCTGACCTATGGTGGGTTACTCTACGAAAATGGCGCGCTCACTTACCTGGTGTTCTGTATCACTTTGGCGCGCTTCTCCGTTTTGGGTTGCTAAAAACAAATGGCACGCTTGAGTTCAGCGGGTTGTTATCGCAACCTGGCGCGCTTCACTGGCTGGGGTTGCTCAAATGGTCTGGCGCGCTTCCGCTTTTTGGGTTGCTCGTAGCTTTCGGCGCGCTCGTCAATCACGGGTTGCTGATGGCAACTGGCACGCTGATTTATGATGGGTTGCTCGGCGACTCCGGCTCGCTCGGCGCACATGGGTTGCTTCTGCACACTGGCGCGCTACCAAACTCTGGAGTGCTTCCCCATTTTGGCGATGGTTTTACGCCTCATCGGGAAAACGTTTCGGGTTGGTGATTCCCAACCGATCTACTGATGGTTCCCTACGTCTTCGTGGTAGGTGGGGTTCGTAATGCCGAGACGTTCTTCCCTACCGTGGTCGTTTTTACCGAGGTACTTCACCGCGTAGGGCTTCGCCAAAGGCAGGTCTTCAAGGTCACGCCATACAAGCCAGGTGTCCACTATGAAGTGTTTGACCATCTTCCGAATGGCCATGTTGTGAATGTGGCCGTCGGACTTGTCGGCGTGCTTGTCCATGTTCTCGATCCGGTGGCGGTAGCGGTCGTACTCGTCGCGGTAGGGGTTGTCCTCCTTCCCCGCCCGAAGGAACGACGGCCCCAGCACACCCAACAGCTTCGTGCGGATGAAGGGATTGAAGGACAGGCCCTTACGCGTCTGCTCCTTCCCCTCACTATCGGTGTACTTGTGCTCGACGAGGTGTTCGCTGCGACGGCTCCGTGCCTTCCCGTCGTCGGCCACGTCCAAACCACAATACGCATGAAACGAGGATGGGTACGGAGCGCGGTGCGGGTCCAGCTCGCTGATGATGCACCCGGCCATTGCGGGGCCGACCCCTTTCACGTCATCCAAGAATTCCTCCCAGATCGGCACCCCGTCAAGGGCGTACCCGAGCGAGCGGAACAGATCCTGCTCGCGCTTTTCGATCTGGAAGTAGTTGGAGAGCAGACCCAATTCAGCGTGCGTCGTGATGACGCCGTCAAAGTCGTACTTCTTCCGCCGCGTGACGCGAACCACGCCGTCGGTGATCTTTCGCCACCGCGTACGGAGCTTGGCGAGGATCTCCTCGGCCTCCTCTTCGGCCTCCTCGCCGGGAGGGATGCCAAGCTTCTCTCGGAAATTGGCGACGATCCGGTTTCCAATATCAACCCTGACTTGTTGAAAGTCGTAGGCAGAGCGCGTGATTGTGCGGATCTTGTCGGCGTTGGGGGTGGAGTAGTTGGCCATTGCAGGAGGCGGGGTTTAATTAAGTGTATCACTTGAACTCTTACGCAATATGGCGGCAGGAAAGGAGAAAGCCAATGTTCCTAATGTTACTCTCTTGTGATTCTCATTCGGCGGGGTTGGCGTGGCGAAGGAGCTTCTGGATAGACGAGAGCGGAAGCCCGCGCCGCCGCATGTCTTTAATTTCCGGCATTCGAGTTGGACGCCGGGGAGGGTAGGCGTCTGGGCAGGCTTTCGCAGGCTACGCCGTCGCCGTCGGCGTCGAGGCCGTGCGGGTCCTCGCCGGCGAGCCACGTGTCGGACTCCTCGAGCAGGCGCTGCGCCTCCCCCTGCGTGTCGAAGTCCGAGCAGTCCCGATCGTCGCCGGGCGCCGCGTTCCAGGCGGCGATCACGAAGAGCGCCGAGACCGTGAAGCAAAAGTGGCTGACAGGCGGCGTAAAACGGCGCAGGGTGTGGTACATGACGGTTTGAAGGACGAGCGCGGCGGCGACGGCCAGCGCCACGCCCCACCACGGGATCAGCCAGAACGACAGCACGAACACGCCGATCTCGCCGAACAGCATGAACTGGTTGGCCGGAGACGAGGGATACTTGTACTTTCGCCCGATGCGGCCCATGCCGCGATTGGTGGCAATCTCCACCCACGAGAACGCCGCCATGGCGGAGGCGAGCGCGAGCGTCACGGCGGCGAAGACGAGCCAGTTCATGGCAGTGTGCGGGTGAGTCGGATGCGTCGGGTTAGCCGTCTTTCGAAGCGCCCGCTGGCCTGTTCGCGCGAAAACAATATCGCCTCTTTGCTACCGGCGGTAACTGAAGTAACTGCAATTTCGCAACAACACCCTTTCCAAATATGAAAGCGTCGCGCGCGTCGCGCGTGAAAGGTTTTGCGGCCTTCAGGCGCGCGACGCGCTCGCGCACGTGACGTCCCTACTGAATTATTGCAGTTACTTCAGTTACTACAGTTACTAAAGACATATAGACACGGTCAGAGCGCCAGAGACGGCGATTTTTGCGGTAACAGCGGTAACTGCTTTTCAGTTACCCTTTCAGTTACTCCAGTTACCCAAGCCACTTCGGTAACTGGAAGCATTCGCTTTGGTAACTGCTTTCCAGTTACCGTTGAGCTGCTGTCGATGGGGAGCCGCGCCCCATGGCCGCAGCGTCAGTTGCGACAGGAGCGCATCCGCTGGAGCGCGTCCTCCAGAAGCTGGAAGTAGTCGAAGCCGGTGAGCGGGGCGCGCGGGTGCATGGAATCCGGCGGAGTGAATGTCCACGCAGAAATGCTACGGTTCATAGGTTACCGAAACCCTCTTCTTCTGCTACCAGTAGCGCGCCTATAACCGCACCCGCGACAAGCACTGCGTCTTCGATTCCGAGCATCCACTGTCCATCTGCAACCCTTAAAAACGCAGAGGCGGTGTAAACGAAAAAGACAATGGCTGCAAGGATATAGGAAACCCTTCTCTTCCAGAAGGGAGCCACGGCGGCGGCAGTACAAACCCCCACTGCTGTGCCTGCACCCTTGCCTATCAGCTCGGCTACAATCCCACCGTTGTAACTACCCGAAGTCCACGAGAGCACGACGGCATCAACAGTGGAGCGGCATATAAGGCTGAAGAGAAACTCACTGGCAAAGACTGCCGGCAGGAGAGCAGCCCAGCGCACAACTCGACCAAGGGTTGAGTCCCAGAAACCAGCCTTTTTTTCGGTAGCGTATCCCATCGGTCGCTTTGCTGGGTGAGCAGGATGTGTAGCGGTCGGGCCTGCGGCCGATAGTGCGGTCAGTAATTCCAGCTTCCGTCTTCATTCCAACGGTCCTGCCAGAAATCAAGGCCCGTCGTTTCTTCTATGATCGTCCAGAGCAGCATTCCGTTGTCCTGCACGAAAT